CACCGAGGTGTTGTTGCTGCCAGTGCCGCCCGCGTCGAGGATGTTCTGACCGTTCTCGGCCGACTTCAGGTTGAAGCGTGGCGCCAGACCGGTGAAGCGTTCCGGGAACACCGAGGAATCACCGTAGATGATGGTGCTGGCCTGGTTCTGGTTCATGCCTTCGAGGAACGCCTTGGACTCGGACAGCAGCAGCGCCGGGCCGTCGTCGGAGATGTCCACCAGCGCCTTGTCGATCTCGCTGTAGGTTTCCAGCATGCCGGTGCCATCGCGCACTTGCACGGTGGTCGACTTCTCTGGTTGCACACCGTAGTTCAGCAGGCGCCAAGTGCCGGTCGGCAGGCCGGAGCGGATGGTGGTCTTGTGACCGGTGCCATCGTTGGCAGCTACCCAGATCATATCGTCCAGGATTTCGTTGGTAAGCGACAGGATCTCGACGATCTTGGCGACTTTGCCGTTGGTGTCTTTGCGCTTGGCAAGATCCGCGAGCGTCAGATTGGTAGTAGCAAGAACGGCCATGTTGATTCCTCGTTAGTTACTTTTTGAATGCTTCACCGAACATTACTTCGGCTGCGCTTTTTTCATCTGTTGCGGATGCATCAGAGCCAGGGATTACGATTCGGTCTTCGGTGATCGCCAGACCGATCTTGTGAAGGCCTCGGATCAGGCCGGGATGGTTACCGATTCCGGAGTCATTCAGCAGCTGCCGAACGTCATCACCGAAGAAAGCCGAAACCGCCTTCACGGCGGTCGTTACTGTTGCATCGAACTTCGAACCGCCCAGCTCTGGGTCGTTCTTGATCTCTTCCGCCCAGCGTGTTTTCTGCGCGTCCAGGGCTTTTGTCAACATTTCGTTACGGGCGGTAGTTTCCGCCAAAGCCGACTTGGCTTGCAAGTCCACAAGTTTCTGTGCTTGGTCCTGGGTCAGATTCAGTTCCTTGGCGACCGTGGAGAACTCACCCAGCATGGCTTCGTCGGCTTCTACACCCTCAGGCAACTTGAAGGCTTCATAGGTCTCGGGGACCAGCTTGGCCTTGGCTTCAGCGGCCTCGCGCTCAGCTTTTGCTTCCGGGGTTTCGCCAGCTTCAGCCGCAGCCTTGGCCGACGCTTCGGCTTCCAGCTCGCCCACGGTCTTGTTGTCGGCGTTGACCTGACTCAGCAGCGGGTCGGCATTGGTGGCTGGAGTTTGGGCAGCAGGAGTAGCAGCAGGCGCCGCACCCAGTGTGGTGACTTCACCGCCACCGCCACCGCCACCGCCAGACTCAGCCTCGGCCATCAGGGGAAAGCGTGCTGCGCGCATCAGGGTAAAGAAATTCATCGGTCAATTTTCCTTGCTGGTATAGGTCGTGTTTTCGTTGGTCATCACTTGGTACTGGTCCGGGCAGTCGACGTTGATCTTGTGGATCAGATACAACCCGATCTGCCTACGCCCTTCTTTGTACGCCATCAGCGCATGCGACTCGTCGAAGAGTTCACGGAACGCCCCAAACTGCACCAGCATCGACCAGACAAAGCGCCGACCCTGGACCGTGGACATTATGCCGCGAAAGTCATCGGACAGCTGGGCTTCATATGCCAGTCGCTCGCGCATCTGTTCAAGCGATTCCTCGCCTTCCGGTAACTGATCTGTCATTGCTGCATGCTCGCAAGTTGAGTCAGGGCGTTCTGCCCGCTGGTGTCGGTTTCAGACAAGAGCTTAGCCCCTTCCACGACTTGCTGGACTTGCGCCTGTTGCTGGGCCTGAGCGGCGGCATCGGCACGGGCCTGGCGGATCGCGGCGACTTGGTCCGGGCTGTTGAGCATGGTGGGCGGCACGCCGATCGCGTCGAAGTACTCGGTGCAGGTCTGGTCGACGTTGAGCATGTCCGCGGCTTGCGGGAAGGAGGCGGCCAGGTTGCCGGTGAACGCCAGTGCGCGCTCGATCGCGGTCACGCCCAGGGCTTTCTGGGCCTGCGCCAGGATCGACACGTACTCGACCGACAGGTCCATGCCTTGCAGTTCTTGCGGTGGTGGCGGAAGGATTGGCTTGCCGGGCAACAGACCTTGCCAGCGCGGGATCGACTGTTCGAGCATCATCTGAAACGTGATGTCGATCAGCGGGTCCAGCAATTCGTCGTTCTGCCGCTCCAGCACCGGGCCGAGCATCAGCATTTTCTCTTCCTTGCGCGTGGCGATCTCGGTCGCGGTGCGCACGGTGTCCATGTTGCTGATCATCAGGAACAGGTCTTCATAGAAGGTGGTCTTGATCCGCGACTCGCTGGCCTGGATCTCGCCGCGCAACTGGCCAAGCCAGGCCGGGTTGATCTCGTATAGCGGGGCGAACTTGCCGCCGACCTGCGCATCCGGCACCCAGGTCACATCACCCGGGACAACCGAGACCCGCGTGCCACGCATCGAGGCCGGGGCGCTCATTGGCGGCTTGACGCCCTTCTTCAGCAGTTCCAGCTTGTCACGCTCAAGGATTTGCAGGGCCAGCACTTCGCCGATGCAGAACGAGCCCGGCCCTTTGCCGTACACACTTTCCCCGGTGACCTTCCAGCGCGGCGCCATGATCGGGAACTTCTTCAGCCCGCTGGACTTAAGGATCTCATTTCGGCTGCTGGCCTTCTCCCAATACACCGAGCGATAGGGCATGTTCTTGTTGTCCATGCGCCCAGGCTCGCGGGTGTCGTTGGGCTCGATCGCATGGCAGACCTGCACCCAGGCCTCGCTGTTGTTATCGAGCATGGCCTTGACGCTGGCCGATAGGTTCTTCACGCCGAACTGCTGCGCCATCTGCCGCGGCGTCATGCTCATGTCGCGGTACAGGGTGTCAACCAGCGACCGGTTGGACGTGGCCAGGTAGTAGGAGCCGATGGTGAAGTTGTAGAAGCGCACCAGGGTGCGATCGTCAGGGATGGCCGCGATCACGCCGGTGCCGAACACGCCCTGCTCGCCATAACACGACGGCAGCACGTTGTAGAGGTTGGATCGCACGAATACTTCGCGCATGGCGTTCTGGCAGAACCACAGCCAGTTCTTCACCGGGGCGAACTCCGACATCGCCGGGTCTGGTGCCGCCAGTTCGAACCATGGGCGGGCCGGGCTGGTCATGCCTGATTGCATGCCAGCCGCCAACACGCCGGCCGAGATGGTCGCCGTGTTGTTGATGATGCGCTGATCCTTGCGCCCGCCATCGTTCACCAGTTCATCCGGGAAGCGCCCGGTGTCCGGGTCGATGTTGTCACGCAGAGTCATCCACGGAGCGTCCCAGGACTTGACCCGTTCGTTCCTGAGTTGGGCGTATTTGTTTTCGAGTTTGTCGCGCAGAGTGGTGTTGTCCATGGGTTATTGGCCCAGGAGGGTCTTGCCCCCGCCAGTGGTGCCGCCCAAGCCTGACGCCCCGGTGAGGATCGTCGAGTTCTGCCCGGCCAGTGCCAGCTTGCGTTGGCGCTCAGCCTCACGGGCTGCTGCCACATCAGAGCCGCCTAGGGTTGGCGTGCTGCTCGCGTCACCGGCCACAGAGGCACGGTCAAGGGCTGCTTGCTCGTTGGCGTTCTTCTGCGCCGCGGCTGCTTTCTCGCCGTAGACGTCCATCGGGTCAGGCAGGCCCAGCGGGTCCATGATCTTTCTGATGTTCTTGCCCATGCTATTTGCTCCGGGTGAAGGTGAAGTGGCTGATATCGCCGTCGGACGGCTTGGTTTCGCGGTAACCGATTGCCCGCAAGAATACCCGTGCGGCGAGGTCTTGGGCAGCACAGGACGCTGTGACTGTAGTGAATCCGTACTGAAGCATCCACTCGCAGCACTGGCGGCGGATCAGCGCGGTGACGTGCCGGGCGATCGGTGCGCAGGCATGGCGATCCACCACCGCGAAGCTGTCGACCTCGAAGCGCGTCACCGGCACATAGCCAAAGGACGCAACGAGTGCGCCCTGGTAGCGGATGGAGCGGATGCCATGCACCTGCAGTTCAGTGGCTTCGGCCCAGCCAGGCTCTGGATCTGGCTCATCACAGCGGATGCGTGCCATGTCGCCCAGGCGATACGGGGCAATCTCAGGCCATTGGGTCATATTCATGGATCAGCCCTCCTGCGCTGGCGCCGCTTGTGTGTTGCTGCTTCATCACAGGGAAGGCGAAGGTCAGCGCCAGTGCGTCACCGTCATCCGGAGAGATGCCAAGGCGTTTCTTGATCTCGGACTTCTTCTCAAGGGCCAGCTGGTCGCGGGCGTTGTGGCCGTACTCTGGCGCCGTCAGCTCTCGTTCCAGCGCCGAATCGTCCTCGATGGCCAGTCCTGCACGCAGCGCCTCGCGCATGTTCCACCAGATGTGCGTGCGCATGTTGCAGTGGTGGGCGTCTGGTGCAGCGCTGGCAAAGTTGATGTCGATGATCACCACACCCGGCATTAGGCGACGCAGCTGGTCAGCCACCGGTCCACCGACACCCGTTGAGTCGACAAACACTGCGTCTGGCTTGTGCTCCTGCACGACGGTGCAGACCTTGGCGATGAACAGAGTGGTGTTGCGCGTCTCGCTGCCGGGGATCTTGATCGGCGGGATTGTTCGTGCATCCAGCCCGCGCCGGAACCGGATCACGTTGTTGTCGTCACCGCCGCGGGCGATGTCGATGCCGCACACCAGCGCGTCGCTGAGCGTGTACACCGCCTCGCGCCTCATGGCCTCAGCCACCCAATCGTTCGGAATCAGTTGCAAGCTGGAAGCCCTCGGGAACATGCCGCGAACGCGGACACGGAAGAAGTCGGAATCCTGGCCATAGTCTTTCTCCCACTCACTGATAAGGGCCTTGTTGGTCATCTTGGCCTTGCGGCTGTCGACGGTCTTGTTGTTCCAGCGGTGGGCGTAGCGGGTAAAACAGTCGTGGAAGCGTCCGCTGTTCCGTGTCGGGTTGCCGAACGCGAACCAGAAGGGCTCGCCGTCCGTTAAGCCACCCTCGGCCACCTCCCAGATCTTGTCGGGCACGGCCGAGGCTTCGTCGAACAAGTACCAGGGCGACGAGTTGGCCGCGTGCAGGCCGGCAAAGGATTCGCTGTTCTCTTCACGGCAGGTCTGGCCATCCACGCGCCAGGTCTCTTTATGCTCCTTGTGGAACATATTCATGTTGCCCTTGCCGTTGTTGTACTCGAACCAGTGCCCGGTGATGCAGCGCTTCTTCCACTTGCCCAGCTCGCCCCAGGTCTTGGTCCGCAGTTGGTCGCTGGTGTTTGAGGTCACCACGCCCTTGCTGTGCGGCCGGGTCGACATGATGTACAGCGTGACCCAGGCCGAGAATGCGCTCTTGCCGATACCGTGACCTGAGCTGGTGGCCGAACGATAGGCGCTGACCGGGGTGATCCCGTCGAAGTTGTTGGCCCTGATCGATTCGCCCCAGGCTTCCAGCTCCAGGCGCTGCCACTCATCCGGGCCGTCGTAGCCTTGCAGGTCGCCATAGCCCCACTCAAACGCATACATGACCCAGCCCAGCGGATCATAGAAGAATGCACCCATGTCCTCGGCCAGAAGAGCGTCAGGGTCAATCCTCTGCTGGGGCTGCATTGCGGCGCGCTCTCATGATGCGGTCAGTGAGCTCTACGGTCCCGGTGTGCTGCACTTCCTGCTTGTCGCTCCAGCTGCTGGACTTGCGGTTCTTCAGGAAGAAGATCTGCGACGTAGGGTTTGGCGGGTAATAACGCTCGACCTCGATGGCCACCAGCTTCCCGCCTACGACCTTGTGCTCAATCTCCGTTCGCGTGTAACCCATGGCCAGGCGATACAGGGAATCCTCGACGTTGGTGTTGGCCACCTCCTTCGAAACCCTTATGGCAGCAAGGAATTCTGGATATTTCAGCTTCCACGTGCTGAGTGTCGCTACCGAAACCCGGAAGTGCCGGGCGATCTCAATGTCAATCGCGCCGGCCTCGCAAAGCTTTCTCGCCTCTTCGACGTATTCCTGTTTGTACTTCGTTGGTCGTCCTGCCATGGTCATTTCCCGCTATTGGTTGATCAGGCGCTTGAACACTTCGGACAGAATCGGCTTGACCACCAGCAGCACCGTGCCGATCACGCCGAGGATCCAGAGGACGCCCTTGATGAATGATTTGTCTTGTGCCCGGCCCATTTCGAAGTGAGCCATGCGTGCGTTTGATTCGGTGGCGATCTTCTCCACTCCGCTGTCGAGCTTAACGCCAATACCGCGGGCGATCTCTTTAATGGCAGTCACCTCGCCCTGGAGCTGCCCGATTACCAGCTCTGCCGCCTGCATCCTGTGAGGGAGTCGTTCATCCTCAAGGACTTTTAGTCTGTACTCGATATGTTCTGCGCTCATTTGGAATAGCCTCATTTCGCCTTTCGGCTTTGCGGTAGCTTCCTCTGACATCGTGTTCCCCTTGGCGTTATGAGCAAAGCCCAAATAATAAAAAACCCGACTGATTAGGCCGGGCTTGTGTCGTGTTGCTGCTCGCAGCTTGACAGATAGGTTAGACGATACCGATTGGCCACCTACACAGCAATAGGCCGTACGGGCAATGCGCCATTCAATAGGCCTCGAATGTGCCCATGGCTGTTTCGGTCCTCGCCTTGCCCCACTGCCTGCTTGTATGCCTGGCGCTGGGTCAGTCCTGATAGAACGCCGAGGCGTAGCGCCTTCTGTAGCTTGGTGAGGCTTGAGAACAGTTTCAGCTGCTCCTTACTCATGGCCTTTTCTTGGTCTTTGGTCATGGTCTTCGGTCTCTATTCGTCGTTGAGGTCGTCGAGCTGGTCAAGCTCTGCGGATTCGAGTTCAAAGTCTTGGATGGCTTCTTCAAGTTCGGTCATATTCTGGCCCTGTTCTGTTGGGTCAAGTCTAAACCTTCGCCCACAAAAAAGCCCAGCATCGCCGGGCTTTTCAAATCTTCGCGTATGGCTTCAGGTTTTGTCAGCCAAGCCAGCCAACCTTTTCAGGTAGGCCAGCGGCATTGCCGATTACGAAGTGGTTACTGGACGCGCGCAAGCTGGAAGCCGGAATACCGGCATCGGTCGAATTACTCGTTCGCCAGCTGGCCATGGCCATTTTGAAGCGAGTGGCTGCCACGCCTGGCAGTTCGAACACCTGTTTCAGGGAGGCGGCCAGGAAGAACGCCGGTCGCTCCAGCCGCTCGAACAATGCCTGCCCGAAGCAGGCGGCGAGCGCAAATGCGCAGTAGTGGAACAGTCGCTTCATCATGATGGTCCTCTTGCTTTGTGGGATGTTTCCTCAAGGAACCGTGATGATAGAACAACGCCCACAAAAAAACCCACTTCCTTGCGGTTGTGGGCTTGCCCGACTGTACTTTTACACCGAACTATCTCGGGCTTTCCCGGTGTCCCGTGATGGTTACAAAGCCATGAGAGCGGATGGTGTTGCAGATGGCCGGTGCTGATCTCCGGCATGACTCGCCAAGGTCGGTGATTAGGCTAGTACCAAGGCCCGCATAGGCGCTTGGGCTTTCCCTGCGCATCAGCCTGCGCATTCATCTGCATCCGTGTACAGCCTAGTTCCTCTCCGACTCCCTGGAACCCCAGCATATCGGCGCGAACTGTACACGGATAAAGACGATTGCCGCAGATGCGGCCACTTGGCGTTGGTTGATCCGTGATTGAGACGCCCGTAACGTGGGCCAGCCGGCAGGTGAAGGTGACCAACCCGCATGACCAATGAAATGCGCCTGCGGGTTGAAGGTTACTGACTGGCGCCTATTCAGTCAACGACAGCCCAGTCATCTGCGAGCATGTCAGTCTGAGAGGCGAGCCAGCCCGCTACCAACTTGTTGTCGGCGGTTTTCATGCAAATCGTCGATACAAACTCTGGCTCACCCAGGTACTCGCCGAAGCCGTACTTGAGGCCTGATTGCAGGTCGCTACCCTTGATCAGGTAGAGGAACATGCCTTTTCCATTCCAGCCCGCGCGCGCAACATGGCGGCCCAACTTCAACGCCTCGATGGCAAGGCCAAAGCTCATGCCTTCGGTTGCCCGGTAGGCGCTATCGAGCTGCGCCTTGGGCGACCAACTGATGTACCCGGTATGGTCAGGATGGTTTGGCGCGCCACCGTCTGTGTACTCGACCAAATAACCTTCGTCGGTTCCGT